GGGTTTTTAAGTTACATGTAAAAACTTCTGGAGATTCATTCATACTCATATCCTCGTTTCTTTTGTTTTTTAATATGTCATTGCTTTAATCTTAATTCTATAAGTTCTTTTGGATATCCTGTACACTGGCAGAACTGATCCTGAGTGTATCCGATATAATCTTGTAGCATATCATCTGATATTAAAAGGGAAGCAGCAAATAGATTTGCTTCTCTTTCTATTCCAGATGTAAGTAGTAACGTCTTATTTTTCAGAAAAGCGCAGTTCTCTTTTCTATGCAATAAAGCATGTCCTAATTCATGTGCTACAACAATCCGAAAGAGTGGGCTGTCAGAGGGAATATCCTCATTAACAAAAATCCAACGTTTTCTTTTTAAAAGTTTGTAGTTTCCAGAAATATTACCTAACGGTAATACTGCAATCTGGATTCCAGCGTATCGTGCAATGGTAATAGGATCCCGGCTGCCGGTTAGATGTTCATAGTACCTGATTAAACGACGAATCTTATGGTTTACAGTCTCCAAACGGCGTCACCTACTTTTTATTCTTATTTGGATTGTATTTAACTTTGTTTTCTTTCTTGGTTTCTCTGAGGGCATATTCAATGGCGTTCTGGAGTAGGTTCAGAGATGCATTGTCAATTTCAATACCATTGTAATATAGCGGGCCATCATCACCTTTCTGAATTTCTCCCATGATTCGGTCCAGGTCTTTTGCAATATCTCTTTCATCCCGTGATGTCAGTTCTGGGGCTTTTTCTTTTACCGGTTCAGTTGTATTACCCGTCATTAAATAGTCCAAAGATACGCCGAAGTAATCAGCAATTTTCTGGAGTTTATCTTGTTTGGGCGTGTATTTGCCTTGTTTCCAGTTGGTAAGGGTTGCGGTGGTAATTCCAGTTTCTTTAGCTACTCGATAGGCTGTAACGCCATATTTAGATAGTAGCTGTTCGAAAATCTCATACATTATAGTCCTTTCCGCCTAAATAGCTTAGAAAAATTAGCTAATAATATTGACAAGCTAAGATAACTATGCTATTGTATGAGTGTAGCTAAGAAAACTAAGCTACAAACAATGACATAGGCTTTGGTTTCTTAAATAACTTAGGTGGTACTTTGATTATATGAGAAACCTTAGCTAAAGTCAATATCTTTTAAAAAGGAGGT